GGATACTAAGCGTCAAGAAGCAATCAAGATCGGGAAGGCTTGATCATGACCGTTACTTACGAAAGCTTTCTTACGCGCTTCCCCGAATTCACTCCCCATCCATCGGGAATTGTAAACGGGGCCATCACTGAAGCTACTGCCGACGCCTCGGAAGATGTGTTTGGTGATCAAACTGATCGTGCAGTAAAGCATCTGGCGGCACATATTATTGCCATTCAACTTGCACAAATGGGCGTTCAAATTGGCGCCACCGAAGGCAAAGTGTATGGCAAGGGGCTGGAGGCCACTCAATATGGCCAAGAGTTCAAACGAATGCTTGAAACCGTTGCTGGTTCTTTCTCCATTGGCTTTGTCGCATGATTAACGGCCTCTCACCATTAGCTAATGCCACACTTGTGTGGTCGGTGGCTTCTGGTTATGCCGTTGATAGTGAAACTGGAAATTACGTTTCCATTTCATCAGGTGTAACATACTACGCCAGTTTGAAGCAAAAGCGCAATCCGCAGTACGACTATTTGCTTGGTGCTGATAGTACGGCTGTCTACATGGAGGGACGACTGACGGGGCCATTGGCACTGTCTGGTATCACTCCCGGAAGCTCCGCTGCTGCAACAATCAATGGGAGGGAAGGACGGTTTGAGCTATTACCAAACGAGCAAATTGCTGACCATTATTGGCAGTTTCTCGGCACGCCAATCAGAGGAATTTTTAGACTGGTTGGCAAAGGAAGCGTTCAAAACGTTTGACGCTTAACCATTTTCTTTCCCATTGAGGATTTTCTCATGCTCTACCACCCGACTGAACTGGTTAAGAGCCAAGACGTTATTGTGCGTGTTGGCTCGATTGCTGGCGCGGCTCGTCCCGTGATCACCCAGAGCGGCGCTACGTTCACCGTTAGCGGTGCTCCTACTCTGTACACCCTGCAAGCCGCTACGACGGCTTCCGTGGCCTTTAACGACGGCAACACTGAGTTCTACCTGCTGGGCGGCGGCGGCTTCTCTGATAGCGTTATTGTTACTTCCCAGGCCACTGCTTCCCTCACTTCTTACTTTCAGAAGGATGTTGACGGCACTGTGTTCCTGCCGAATAGCTTTGACGAAGCCTTCCAGGTGATTTCCGCTTCGCGCTATGACAAGAACAATGAAGTGTACGTGGAAATCAATAAGCAACTCGGAGTGAGTGGCACCACTTACTACTACGATCGTGTGGCTTATACCGCTCGCGTTATGAACTACAACGAAAGCTATCCCGCCGATAACCTTGTGGAGGTCACCTTCGACCTGATCAGCCGTGGTCGAATCGGTATTCACCAGAACGCTGAGAATACCGGCAGCCTGATTCCGACTGCTCCTAATAGCTGACTTTCCCCCATCGTTTTTGCTAGCCTTCCTTTACGGGAAGGCTTTTTTTATTGTGAATATTGCGCAACTGCGAGATACGATTACAACGCTGTTAAGCGCCAGTCCAAACTTGGTGGGTTCTTACGCGCTACCAAATGGCACTACGATTCCTGCCATTTATGTGGTGGGTCAACAAGGTGTGCCTTCGGAATTTAAGGCGACTGGGCTAGAGGTGACAATGCGACAGTTTCCAGAATTACTACCAGAAGCGGGCGTAGGAATTGTCAGTGTACTTCAGCAATGGGAGGTCATGATTGTGCAATATAATCCTGATGGAAAAGAAATTGTTGACGCGATGGACAGAATGGTAAGGCGATTTCCCGACGCATCGTTGAGATTTACGCCTGGCGATGACATTGCTTACGAGCGTTGTCGCTTCGTGATTCCCGATATGACAATTCGCCGTCTTTACCCTGGGCCCTGACCATGGCAAGAATTATTGGGGGAGAACGAATTGAAAAGGCTTTGCTAGAAGCTTTTGAGCGCTGGACAAAAACCGATATTAATTATACGTTTTGGAGCGATCAATTTAAGGATGAAAAGTGGAACCATAGTCCATTGACAATCAGGGCTAATGGAACTACAGTGGGAAGCCCAAGGGATATTTATGACTTAGGGGAACTGTATAGAAGTGGCATTAAGAGTTACCAATATGAATCATCCAGCAATAGTGCGACAGCTTCTTGGCATTGGGACGCTAAGAACAGAAGTGGACAGGAGTATGCGTGGTATGTCCATGAAGGACTGGGAACAAACGAACCCTATGAACGGCGTTTTACCGATGATGTGTCTGACATGGCCTTTTCCTTTAGAAAGCCAATTGGTCAGGCTTTATTATTCAGGGTAAGCGTGGCACTGGCTGGCCTAAATGCAACTTGACTATCTTCGGAGCACAGACGGGAGGGTGCATGCCATCGACTGTCTTTATGAAGGTGCCAGCATTGAAGCGGGCATCCTTTGCCTTATGGCATTTCCAGAAGATACCATTAGAATTTCAAGCGAAGACCACTCTTTTTTAGTTGAAGTGCCCAAAGAATTTCGCTCTCAGAGTGAAAGGGTGAAGGTATTCAACGCCATTCTGAACGTTCTTGATCATGAGCAAGTATAGTTTTCTTCTGCAAAGCGAAGAGCCTGAGTATTTTGAACTGACTCCTAAGGTGCGTCTTCGCAAGCATGGCGGATGGTTGGTCGCTGAAGGCATTGAACAGGAAGAGCTGAGTAAAGCTCAAAGCCAGGCAACGATTCGTGCAGTGCAACTTGCCAAGCGCATTGCTACCGCCAAGAATATCCCCCTTGACGAAGCATTTGCACTGCTTCAAGGCGGTGCCGATATGACTGAAATGGAACTATTAAGTGATTTCACCGAAGAAACGCTTGGCATGATCAATAGTAGTGGCAGCGTAGAAAATGGCAACGCCCGCATGGTGACTGTCTTTATTCGCTGCCGTGGTGAAGGCCTGATTGGTGAAGAATGGTTGCCCCTTGACGACTGGTCTATTGAAGACACCAAAAACATGGGCCGCTCAACTATCGCCAAGGGAATGGAGTTTATCATGAGCGAGCAAGAAGCTGAAATCAAAGAGGCAGGACAAGCAAAAAAAGCGCCCCGCAAGACCAAGGAGGAGTTGCCGAGCAATTAGAAAAACAAGCTCGGCAGTCCTTAAAAAACCTGACAAAATGGGACGAAATTTATTTTCGTCTTAATGCGTCAGATCTGAAAGACGACCGATGGAACACGAGTCACTTTGGGAAGCAGCGCGTAAAGGACATGGTAGCTGCATTGAAATGGCTGGAAAAATATGACATTACGAAATACAACATTAACAGTATTGCCACGGCTAAGCTTGGCACTGTAGTGGTAGGAGCATTGGCTGGTAAGAAGGCCAAGGCGTCCGTTGATGATTTCCTACCGTTTGACACGAAAAAGATCAAAAAGGAAAACGGGCTTTCCAATGAAAGCTTGGCGGTGCTGCAGAAATTAATGCGCACAACGAGATTAGATGGAAGAGTTATTGCCTTGCTGGCAGATGAGTTAAAGACCGCTTCCTCGCGTGAAGTAAGCAATGATTAGGCTACACTACAAACAATAGGATTATTGTGCGGATATGGCTGCGCCTAAGCTTCAGCTTGATGTAACGCTTAATCTTGCAGCGTTTCGTAAGGACTTAGGGAAAGTTGCACAGGCAGCGGCGGCATACTATTACCCCGTCAATCTATTAATCAACAAGAAAAATTTTGAAGCGCAGTTAAAGGCTTTATCAAGAATTAAGCCAGTTATCAATATTGAGGATTCTCAGTTAATTGGGGCACGGGCGCGTATCGCCACGCTCAATAAGAGCTTGGCCACTCTTCGCAGGGCCACTGCCACTCCCATTGAAATCAAAGTCAAGTACAAGGAAGAAGGAAGGCCCGCAGCGGGCGGTGGGGCAGTGGGGCGAGCCGTTATGGGCCGCGCTGGCGCAGAGCAAGCCTTAGAAAGTAAAAGTAGGGGAGAGTTGCAAAAGTTATATGCATTGTTTCGCGAAGCAAATCTTCAAGTTGGAGCGCTTAGCAAAGGTCTCGGAAAATCGAGTGCAGATGAAATAAGAGCGGCACTTGTTCCTGCATTTACTGATAGCGGAGAAGAGGCAGTCAATGGCTTGGCTATCGCCTTAAGAGATCCGTCTTCTAAGGTTGCGAAAGCAGCAGCAAGACTGGCAGAGGGAACTATTAAAGATACAAAAAAAGCGTTTGGCATTGCAAGTCCTTCGCGAGTATTCAAGAAAATTGGGCAAGATATTGTTGACGGCTTAGAGGTGGGCTTTCTTGATGACTTGAATATTTTCAAGAGCACCGCAGTGGCCGCAATGCGCCAGTTGATTGCGGCGATAAAAAGAGAAGCGAAAGTGGGTGGCATTGCAATGGGGGGACTTTTGTCTCCCATTACAAAACCCTCTGGAGCTGCCACAAAAACTCTGCCTAGTGTTCTTTCTCCGTCACGTGCTGGTGCATCAACAGACCCTGGACGCGGAAACCAGAGGATCTTAAATTCATTATCATTGCTAACTGGCAATCCTGCTTTGTATCGAGGCAGGATGGCGAACCTGGGGACTGGGCGGCTTCCATCATCTTTGCTTGGGGCCGCACAATCTCAGTTTGACCTTGAAGAACTCGTTCCATCGTTTAAGCAGGCTCGACTTGCGAGCGGTGTATCTCCTTTAGACAAAATTATTGATGAAGCATTCTTTGGGAGGGGAACTCTTCCTAAGGCTCAAAGCGCACTTAACACCTTTAATAATTCCTTGGAGCGACTAGGTAGCACCGCCAAGGCTGCATTGCCTTCGGGAATATTACAGAGCGCATCAGGAAATGCTCGCATGAAGGCGCCTGGAGGGGTAGCGCCAAGTCAAACTATGGGTATTTTTGAGTCCACGGCTCGCCCTACGGTTTGGCCACCCTCAGGAGGATTTCTAGAGTTCTCCCGTCGTGCAACTGCAATTTCAGCGGGCCTTCCTGGGAACGTGTTTGGCGGTAGGGGACGTGGAGGAGGCATGCCGCCAGGAGGAGGTGGCGGCGGTGGGCGAGGACCGGGCGGGGGTGGCGCTGTTCCCCCTGGCGGCTTCCCAGTGGACGACGCAATGGTTACGCGAACTGCCAGGCTTGGCACCGTTATGGATGTGGCCACTGCTTCCACCAGAAACTTCAGGGCCAGTCAAATTCCTCTTATTGGTGGAATCAGGGGGCTTGCCAGTGAATTTGGCGAGGCAACAAAGCAAGTGTTATTTTATGGCGCGGCTTACAAAAGTTTGGCGTTTTTAATAAACTTGCCCGGTCAAGTTCTGAACGCGGCAAAGAGCCAACAGCAATTTAATAATGCCTTACAGACTGCCACGCAAGATACTGGTACGTTTGCAAAAGAACTTCTTTATGTAGATAATGTCCAGCGTGCATTTGGTCTTAATTTAGAAACCACTCGATCTGGCTTCACTCGTCTTTATGCTTCCATGGCCCCAACGGGCTTTGACTCGGGCTCCATTGAAAAACTCTTTACTGGCATCAGTGCAGCTACTGCCGCTCTGCAACTGACGCCTGACAAGGCGGAGCGAGTTATTTATGCCTTCGGGCAAATGGCTAGTAAGGGCCAAATCATGAGCGAAGAGCTTAAGGGGCAGTTGGGAGACGTGCTGCCTGGCGCTTTGGCTATTTTCTCTAAGGCCGCTGGAATGTCCGTGATGGAATTCAGCGAGGCAATGGAAGATGGAGAGTTCAAGGGCAAGCGATTTAGAGAAGTTTTCGCAAAAGTAAGCGACGAGCTGATGAATCGCTTCGGCACTGGAGCACAGGCCGCCGGAAAATCGCTACAGGGTTTAATTAACACGGTAGGCGGTGACTTTCAGCGCACCTTGGAAAGCTTTGCACCACTCGCCAACGCTGCAGCACAGGCAACTTTGGGTCCGCTTACTGGCATGTTGCGGGAGGTGTCAGTAGCAGCACAGCTTGCTATGGGCGAGCAGGACAGAGTAAGAAAACAATTAGAAGCCGCTCAATCAGATGCTTCTGCTTTGAGGGCCGGCGGAGCCGACGCGCAAGAGATTAAGGCTGCCGAGCAGAGTGTTGCAACTTTAGCCGCTAAGTATGAATCTTTGAACGAAGCCGCCAAAGATCCTGCCATTGCTCAACAAGTAAAAAACATTGAAGCTTTTGTAGTTGAAATACAAAAAGCTGCTACTTTTACCATGAATTTGGCTGGAGTAATTGGAAATGTTTTGAATCCTATATTTACATTTTTAGGTGGAAATCTTACTTCAGTCATTGGAAATCTCGCATTGCTTGTGCTGGGCTTTAACGCGGCTAAGTTAGCGGCGCTGGTGTTTGTAGGGGCTATTTCGGCAATGAAAAGTATTGCTGGAATTAGCGCTGCCGGTGCTGCAGGGGCAAGTGTTTTAGCAACTGCATTGAGGCTTATTGGTATTCAAGCCACTGCAGCGCAGGTGGCGACTATTGGATTTAGCGTTGCAGTTAAAGGCTTGTTAATTAGCACCGGCATTGGAGCCGTGGTGGTGTTACTAGGATCTCTTGCTGCTGCATTTTTATCAGTAGGAGATAGTGCAAAAGAAGCAGCAGACAAGGCTAAGCGATCTATTGACTCAATGGCGGATGCCGCGAGAACTGGCAATGTCGCCACGATCGAGATGGACCTTGCCATCAACAAAGCCGATAGGCAAGATCTTGAAAACCTCATAAAAAGCATTGAGACGCTAGAGGTAAGAAAAGGGGCTAGAGGTATAGAGTTAATCACTTTGACGCCAGAACAAAGAAGACAAGCAAAAAACTTGGGAATAGATGCAGGGAAAGAGATAAGCAAAGGGATCCTGCTTGATAAGCTGTTTGCGCGGCGGACACCATTGAAGCAAGTAGCAACCGAAGGGCAACAGAATTTGGCCGACGCCAAACGAAGGGCTGAAAAACTTGGGCTTAACAAGCCCGATCCTTCTGTCATGGCAGCAGAAGAAGACTTGGAAGACAAAAAGAAAACAAGCCTTGAAAGCTACTACAGTCTCCAAGATCAACTTGCCAAAGCGCAAACGCAAGCTGACCTTGACCGCTTAAAGGCAGAGTTTGAACATAAACGAGCAATGATCAATGCAGAATACGATCTAAAAGAAGCGAAAGCTAATAGCTTCCAAAAGAAAGCTATCGCCTTCCAAAAGGAAATCTTTGCTATTACTTCCGAGCAAGATGCCGCTTTGTTCAAGAATAGGAGTAAAGTCTTAGCCGCAGCGGGAAGTGTGGCAGGAGGGGCTGGAGGTGGCGGCGGAGGGGGCGGCGGAACTGGTGCAATGTTTGGTGCCACTGGCAGGGTTTTTAATGCCCCAGGCTTTGTTCATGGGCATTTTCAAAACCAGAATCGTGAGGCTTTGGTTAAAGATGCGGTTGAAACCGTTATGGGTCTGTTGGGTCAAGGCGTTAGCCCTGAGCTTGGCAGCGGGGCTCGTTTTACTTCTGGCATGAATGCTAAAGAAGTAGAGGCTCTTGTCAGGCGTGGCATTGGATCTCATAAGCAATATGCAAGCGGCACTGGGGCTGTAGACATTTTCATGCCAAAGGGAACTCAGGTGCCCGTGCCCGTTTCTGGTATCCAGGATCTGAAAGGAGCTGCAGGGGTGACGGGTACGTTGCGTCATGGATCACAGTTAATGCACCTAGACCCCTCCTCTAAAGCGGTTGGGGGCGGCGCCGTGGCACCTGGAAAGGTCGCTCCCAGTATAAAAAGGAACGAACTGGCCGAGCAGCAAGTAGCTCTTACGGCAAGGGAAGCAAATGCTTCTGCTGTGGAGAAAGAAGCAGAGGCCATTGCAAAGTTAGAAATAGCTACTGCCAATTACGTGCAATCTCTGCTGCCGACTGCAGAGCAATCTCTTCAAAATCAGCTACTACAGCAACGTATTACGCTGACGCAAAATAGCTTCTCGCCAGAAATTCTAGAAGCACAATTGGCTTTTGCCGAGCAGGAGTTGCAAGTTGCAGAAAGTATAAAACTAAATACCGAAAGAATTAATGAACTGACAGCGGCTGGCAGCAAAGACGTAAAAGGAATCAAGGCGTTAACTGATGCTAATAATCAACTCAAGGCAAATCTTCCCGTGTCCGCTATTCAACTACTTACCAAGGCAATTGACGATCAAGTGTTGTCGTTAGTGCAACGCACTAAGACGGCGGAACGAGATGCGGCTGACCAGGAAAGGGTGAATGGTTTGATCATTGGAGGCATGACACGCCAAGCAGCAGAAGCAAAGGTAACTGCTGAAAACCTAAGGAGTGACTATAAGAAGGCGTTAGAAGAAGCGACGAAGCAAGTTGAAATTGCTGCTGCCGCCGAAGAAGTTTTAGCTGCGGCAAGACGACTAGGAAAGAAAGAAACTGCAGAGCAAACGGCGGAATACAACAGGCTTGCACAGGCTCTTAAGGATGCCAAAGATAAAAAAGATAAACTTGAGAAGAGGGCGCCAGAAGTGGAGGGAGCAGGAGCAGGCATCGAAGCATCGGCAGCTCCTAAGACTGCCTCTAGTTACATTGCAGATGGTTTATCGGCGGCGCAAGAAAGGCTTGCAGAGCTTACCAATACTGGCTATCAAGTGGTGCAAGCCGCCAACTCTATTGGAAATGCTTTTGGAGAAGCGTTCAAAGGCGTTATTACTGGCAGCATGACTGCGCGAGAGGCTCTTGCGGGTTTCTTCCAAAGTGTTGCAGATCACTTTGCCGACATGGTGGCAAATATGATTGCCGAATATTTGAAGATGGCGCTCATCAAGGGAATCATGAGCCTGATTCCAGGACTGGGAAGCTTTGGAGGAGGTGCAGCAGTTGGGCAAGCGGTTTCTATGCCGACAGGCGTGGGAATAGGGGCCGGCGGAGGTATTTTGCAAAACAGCGCAGCGCAAGGCTTTGGCACTTTTGGGCCAAACTTTGGCATTCGCCAATTTGCCAACGGAGGCATCGTCACTGGCCCCACGCTGGGCCTTGTAGGCGAGGGTCGTTACAATGAGGCAATTATTCCTATGCCCAATGGCAAAAGCGTTCCAGTGGAGCTTGGCGGGGCCATGGGCAGTCCCATTACGAGCAACATCGTGGTCAACGTCAGCTCTGATGGTAAAACTTCTTCTTCTAACACTGGCTCCGATTCTGCCGGTCTTGGTCGCCGTCTTGAAGGCGCAGTGAAGCAAGTTATCGTGGATGAACTGCGTCCTGGTGGTCTTCTGTCGGGGAGGCGCTAAATTATGACCCAACCCACTTTTGCCATTGCTTGCGAATACGGCCTTACGGTTCAGCGTGGTAATCGCACAAAGCGCGTACAATTTGGCGATGGTTATGAGCAAATTAGCCCCGAAGCGATTAACAATGACATTCGTTCTTACCAAATTGATACTGTTCCTATTTCAGACGAAGCAGCCATCGCCCTTGACGCTCAACTCTCAGCGTTGAATGGCGACTTCTTCTATTCACAGTTCTTCATGGATGATCGCAAATACAAATATCGACTAGAGCCAAATCAATGGCAATGGAGAACCATTGGTCCCAACAGCAATGTGTTTTCCTTTTCTGTAAGGAGGATATATGACCCTAGAAGCTGATGTACAACAAGGGTGGCATGATGCCATTGTTGAACTGTTTGATCTTGATCTAGAGCCTATTACAGGGGATCCTCAGGATAAGTTCTATTTCACCACACAGTTGAAGCCAGACGAAGCAAAGATTGTCTGGCAAGGGCGCACTTACGAGCCGTTGCCTATCCTGGCAGCAGGTTATGAACGCAGCACCACCGGGCAAGTTGCTCAGCCATCGCTCACGGTGGCAAATGTCCTAGGAACATTTACGCAGGTCATCAGCAGCCTTGATGACATGGTGGGTGCAAAAGTAACAAGGCGCCGCACTTTGGGCAAATATCTTGATGGAGAACCGCAAGCGGATTCCACCCAGGAATTCCCATTGGACATCTTTTTTATTGAGCGCAAAACAGCAGAAAATGCGCTCACCATTTCTTGGCAACTTGCAAGCGTCTTAGATCTAGAAGGCTTGTCATTGCCACGTCGCATTGTCACGCAAAATTACTGTCAATGGAAATACAGAAGTAGCGAATGTGGCTATGTAGGAGGGCCAGTGGCGACAGTGAATGATACGCCCACGTCCAACCCAGATCTTGATATTTGCGGCAAAAGAGTGCAAAGTTGTCAGCTAAGATTTCCAAACCAATCTCTTCCTTTTGGGGGATTTCCTGGGGCAATTAGAGGAAGACAATGAGCTGGCAATCGCTGAAAGACGAGCTGAGAAGCTATGCACACTCAAGGCCCAACGAAGAGGTGTGTGGAATTATTGCAAAGGGCGAATTCTTTCCCTGCTCAAACATTCATTCCTCTCCATCGAAAAACTTTGGCATTTCCGCTGAAGACTACGCAAAAGCGGAGCGCTTGGGAATTGAGGCTATTTTTCATTCGCACACTGGCTTTAACAACAGATTTAGTAAGCATGATATTGCGTCATGCAAGACAATCAATTTGCCATGGGTAATGTATTGCATTGGCACTAATAGTTGGCATGAAATGGATCCCACCGGCAATGCGCCTTATTTGGAAAGGCCATGGATTTATGGTGTGTATGATTGCTATGGCCTGGTAAGGGATTATTTCAGGAAAGAGTATGACATTACACTTGATGACTATGAAAGAGAAAGTGAGTTTGAATGGAGAAGCAGCGAGTGGCGCATGTTTGAAAAGAACTTTGTTGGACAAGGCTTCGTAGAAATTGACAAGCCTCAACGAGGGGATGTGTTGCTAATGCAGCTTCAGTCTGATTTTCCGAATCACGTGGGTATTATTCACGATCCCAGTAAGAATATCTTTTATCAGCATTTGCTAGATAGACTGTCTGAAGCCAATGTCTATGGTGGTTATTGGCGAAAATGCACAGTTAAAGTGTTGCGTCACAAGAGCCTGTTGTAATGAAACTGATTGAAGTGAAACTGTTGGGAGAATTGGGCCGTAAGTTTGGCCGTAAGTTTCGCTTCATGGCGTCATCGCCTCGTGATGTGATGTCAGCTCTTTGCAATCAATTGGAAGGCTTCAAGGAATACATGGCTTCAGCTCACGAGAAAGGCGTGGGCTTTCGGCTGGTCAATGATAATGATGAAGGCATGGATTACGACAATCTGATCATGCCTTGTAATCGCTTGATTATTGCCCCCATCGTTACTGGTGGCGGTTCAGTGGGTCGTATTCTTTTGGGCGTAGCGTTGGTAGCGCTGTCTTTTGTGAGCTTTGGCGCTGGCATTGGTTTTGCTGGTTTCACTTCTGTGGTGGCGGCAAAAGCTGCTGGCACTGCAGCAGGCTTTTCTTTGGGTAGTGGCATTTTGTTCAACTTGGGCCTCGGCTTGGTATTAACTGGTGTTGCTTCTTTGCTCACGCCTCAGCAGCAAGTTGCCACCCCTTCCGACTCAGAGCGTAAAGATAGCTTCTTGTTTGATCGAACCACGGAACTCACCACTCAAGGTCAGCCCATTCCATTGCTTTATGGCCGTTTCCTTGCGGCTTCTCCATTGGTTATTTCGTCTGCAATCAGCACCCAACAGGTGCCCGTGTAATGCAAGAATTCATTCGCGACAAGGAAGGCGGATGGACCGCTTACATTACTGGTGCTGGAGGAGGCGGCGGCGGCGGTAAAGGAAAAGGTGGTGGACAGAATCGTCCAGAGGAAGATCCAGAATCTCTTAGGAGCCGCTCAGAGGCGACTGTCGTAGGCATTTTCTGTGAAGGGGAAGTAGAAGGTTTTGAGGATGGCGTGGACCCCCTCACCCGCATCTACTTGGATAATGTACCCATCAAAAACATTGATGGCAGCTTTAACTATGGCGTGAATACTTTCTTTACGGGAAGCCCCGGAAGCGCCAATGGCAAAGGAGGGTTGCAGCCCGAAATCGCCGCATCCATTCCATCGCTTAACCGAACCAGCGCTACTGGCGCCGTCAACTCTTTAGTGGTCGATTATCGAACTGGCACGCAAAATCAAGACTCCATGCCCGGCTTTGATGACGTGCGTATAGAGCAGCCAGTAGGGGTGAAATTAACTAGAACAGCGGGTTCAGTCGTAAGGACAACAGTCAGTGATTTGCTTGACAAAATTCGCATCAGAATTGGCATTGGAGCGCTTTTTTATATTGACAAGGAAAGCGGTGATGTGAAGGGGCGTTCCGTCACCTTTAATGTCAAAATTCGTCCCGATGGTGGTTCCAACTTTGTCAATGAAGACAAAACTATCACAGGCAAAAGCAGGGGGCCAGTTGATTTTGAATATGAATATGACCTTCAAGGTAACGGTCCATGGGTGGTGACAGTAGAGCGTATCACAGAAGATCCGACATCTACTACCGTTAGCGATGATTTGTTTTTTAAGGCAATTGTTGGCATCTATACGCGTTCCTTTCGCTATCCAAACACGGCATTATTAGGTATCAAAATTGGCGCGGAAAATTTTACTGCGGTGCCTCAAGTTAGCGCAGATATGCTGGGCGTCAAGATCAAAGTGCCTACCAACTACGATCCAATTCTGCGGACTTACAGCGGCATTTGGGACGGCACTTTCAAGACAGTTTGGAGCAACAATCCAGCCTGGGTGTTCTACGACCTGCTCACGAATAAACGCTATGGGGCAGGAGAATTTATCGACGAAGCTCAAGTGGATAGATATAGCCTCTATCCCATTGCCCAATATTGCGATGAACTCGTGCCAGACGGCAAAGGTGGCTTAGAGCCGCGCATGGTTTTCAACGCTTACATCACAGACAGGGCTGGCGCTTATGAAGTACTTAATGCAATGGCGGCGGCTTTCCGAGGTATGTTGTATTTCAGTGAAGGCACAATTGTTGCCATTCAAGACAAGCCAAAGCAAATTAGTAAAATCTTTTCTCCCGCAAATGTCATCCAGCAAACTGACGACAGCGGAGAAATGAGCGAGCCGCCTTTTTCTTACGAGGGCACAGCAAGAAAAGCCAGGAAGACAGTGGCGCTGGTTTCATGGAATGACGCCTCTGATAACTACAAAGCCAAGGTTGAATACGTTGAAGACCGGGAAGGCATTGATCGCTATGGCTATAGGGAGACGGAAATTAGAGCTTTTGGTACGACAAGCCAAGGACAGGCTCAAAGGATTGGGCGATGGACGCTGCTGAGCGATCAACTAGAAACGGAAATCATCACTTTCAAGACAGCCACTGAAGGTTTCTTTGTACTGCCCGGAGAAGTCATTGGCATTGCTGATCCAGCAAAAGGAGGCAAACGCTTTGGAGGCAGAATTCTTGGTGCCACCACCACTTCCCTTTCCATTGATTCTTCTTTCGTCATTGCCTCTGGCAATTCGTATCAGGCCAGTGTGATGCTGCCCAATGGCGTTGCCCAGACGCGCACTGTCACCAATGCAGCAGGGGGCACAGACACGCTGACGGTCTCTCCAGCCTTGTCTGACACGCCTTTGGTGGGTGCCCCGTGGGTGTTGCAAGAAAATAACGATGGAGTAAGGACATTTAGGGTGGTGTCTGTAACGGAAGACGATGGAGTGGTAACAGTATTGGGCGCCTTGTACGACGAAAGCAAGTTTCTTCTTACTGATACAAGCACGATCCTGGGCCTCACTCGCACTTCCATTGCTGGCCCTCAAGTGGTGCCAGCAGTTGCTGGGGGCAGCATTATCCTAGAGGTGCCCATTTAATGGCTTACAACGAAGCAAGGTGGAACTTTCCGCAGTATTCCGCCTATTCCATTCTCAATGCAGCAGTGAATCCAGCAGTCTGCTGGAACCCTCCTCAGAACAATCCCTTCATTGCATCGTTTGAAGTGGATTTTTTGGACACGGCAGATAATCAATGGATCAGGATTGGTACAACGGCAGCCAATTACATCCGGTTTCCATCAGACGTTTACGTGACCAATAGTTCATATAGAATTAGAATTGCTACCATTGGCATTAACGGTAGACGCTCGCCATACGCTTATAGCACCGTGGTGTTAGCTAGTCCGTTGGTGTTTGACTTTACCGCCAGCCAAGACGTGCGCTTTTCGGACGGTACAATTGTTCCAAACCAGCGCTTCTTATTCCTGATTCTTTGATATGGCAAATCTTTACGGGCTTGATGCCATTGGCAATGCCGCCTATGTGAAAGCTACTGGCGCTGGAAGCAATTCCGATCCTTACGTGGTGCAGAATGATTTGTTCAATGCTGCATTGAAGAGTGCTCAAATCACCAGCTCCGCTAGTGCTGATGTGATTGCTGCAGTGGCGAGCAATAAATTGCGCGTCCTCTCCATGGCCATTACAGCATCATCCGGCTGCACCGTCAAGCTGCAAAGTGGAGGAACCACTGACAGAACGCCTCCCTTCCATATTGCAGCAAATGGCAATATCACTCTCTCCAATCCATTGGGTCTTTTTGAAAGCGTTAGCGGGGAAAAAATTAATGCAGTGGTGAGCGGTACGACCACTTATTCCGTATTCCTTTCCTATCGGGAAGTGGCAGCATGAGCACATTTGTTGCTACGAGTTTGGCGCCACAAATTGACTTGCGCCTGTTGCGTAGGGATTATTTTGATGGCGTCAGCTTCCTTTTGCAAGATGAAGATGGCGAGCCGTTTGACTTAGCAGACGTGGAAGTGTGTGCGGCTGTGTGGAAAAAGACAGGCGAAACAACTGCGAGTTTGGTAACTTCCTTCAACATTGAAGAGCAAGAGCCATTGCGCAATGGCCAAGTGAGGCTTTGGCTTACTTCCGCACAAACATCGCTGATTTGGGATGCCGCTGCAAATAGTGGCCCTGCCAATATTAGTCAAGCGTTTTTTCCGTCCGCTTATACAGCCGAAAACTCTAGTGATTCCTTGAGTGCTTCGCCGTTGACATGGGACATTCGCATTGAAAAGCGGGAGTACGTGGCCAATTTGATTAGTGTCAGTAGCGGTGTTTTCATTGCGCAAACAAATCATGGCCTTGGCGCCACTGAAAGAACTGTTTTTAGTGGCACCACTACGAGTGGCATTAATTACGATGGCACAAGCGCTCGTATTTACAGCAACTTAACCAATATCACCTACGCTTCTCCTTATTCTTTTACCATTGCTTCTCTTTCTGGCGTTACCAACGCCGCCCTGGGGGGCAGTGTTTATAGACTAAGGCAAGATACTGTGGCCGCTGGTAGCGTTTTTGTTGGCACCACTTTCTCCAATTGTTTTCCCTGAGGAACCATGGCTGAGTTAAAAGAAGGCGTAGCAGTTGTCACGGTAGGACGCACTGCTCCAATTCCCCCTGGGCAACAAACAATGGCAACGAGTTTGCCTGTGGTGATTGCTAGTGATCAAACGCCCGTTCCAGTGGAAGTGGCAAACCAGCAAATCAGCGAAGTTAGTTTGAGTTTGCTTGGCGTACCTCGTGCTGAAGTGGCGCTTGGCATCTTTGCTGATGTCACTACTTACGACATCAACCCAAACGAATGGGCAAGTGAAGGTGGTGGTGCCACCACTCATATTCCCAATGAAAGCGCAGCCAAAGTAACTCTTGGTAGCGCCAACACCAATAGCTACCAAATCTTAAGCAGTAGGCGTTTCTTTCGTTATCAACCAGGGCGAGTGAGTGCAGCCACGTTTGGCGTGAGAAGCACAACTTCCAATGATTCTACCGACATCAAAAAATTTGGCGCTTTCGATAAGCGCGATGGTTATTACATTGAAGTGCAGGGTGGCGGACAAACGGATTCTGCCAGCAAAGAATTTAATTGTTACTGCGTAAGGCGCACCAGTGCCTTTGAAAGCGACGAGGCTGGCATTCGCACTCCCAATGCTTTAGACGGCGACATTGGCACGGCTGGCACTGATTTAGTAATCGTTCGCGCTGGTCTTACTTATATCCATGCAGGTCTTTTTGATCGAAGTGTTCGCGGGGCTGGTGGAGTTAACATTGGCAGCATTGCCTCTTCAGACGGCACCACTAGCGTTTCCGGTTCGTTTATTTCAGTGGAAGCGCCTTATCGTTATACCTACGAATACCGAGTGCCGCGTAAATATTTCAGCCATGATCGCCTTGATGGTGAAACAAAAGCTCAGTATTACGCTGACAAAACTCCAGGCCGCAATTCGTTCTCCCTGTCCATTGGAGGCACTGCATCTAATCCAACAGTTTCCTACACCAACGGCAGTTCAGTAATCAATGTCAATGGAGACATTGTTACTGATACCAGTATTTGGAACATTGACTTTTCAAAAGTGACAATGTTCAAGATTGAATATAGCTGGTATGGAGCTGTGGGCGGACATTTCTTGGCCTACGTTCCTGACGCCACCACCACGGGAGAGGCGCGATGGGCGCGAATGCACCATATACGGGCCTCCAACCAGCTTACGAGTCCTAGCCTGGCCAACCCCACTCTTCCCATCTCTTACCTTGCTCAGAAGGCTACAAGCGCCAATGAGTGTGCGCTGTACAAATACGGGGCTTCTTACTATATTGATGGTGGCGATAAGGGCACTGTTACTGCCCGCTCAGAAAGCAATGCCGCTGATCGCACTGTCACCACAAGTGGCACCATGCTGATTGGCTTGCAAGTTAAGGAAAATATCAATTCCATCCGCAATCGAATGCAAGTGTATCCCACTCGACTGGGAGTGGGCAGCAGCGGCAGGGCGGTTGTTAAGCTCATCAAACAACCAACAACCGTTTCGGGCACTCCATCGTTTACCAGTGCTGACACTCTGAGCCCTGTTAATGTCACAACAACAAGTGGTGTAGTAACAGTAAGTGGTGGAACAAACGTAGCGACGTTTTTTGTTGGAGCTGGCGGTGTAGATATTGATTTATCTCCATACTTTGGTTACAACAAAGACTATCTTTCCTACCCATTGACTGCAGCAACTGGCGACACTCTGTATGTGTTCGCTCAGGGCATCGGGGCCAGTGCAAGCATGAGCGCCTCCCTAACATGGGAAGAGCAAGTGTAGGCATCTATGACAAGTTTTTCTGAATATTATCAGGTGCCCGAGGATGCCCAGCCAGCGGGAAGCGAGCTTATTGACGCAGAATTGATTGACTTCCTAACGGGAGATTCTTTAATTGACCCTGTAGATCAAGAAGTCTTGACGGGTGACGCGAAAGGCACTTTGGTGCTCGTTGAGGATGAAGGTCTAACTCCCGTAACGCTTAGGAATTCCACTGGAGCCAACGTTTCAGTGGATGTGGTGAATACAAGTCAAAGCGAAGTAGAAGTTAGTCTGCTTGGTATTCCTCGCAGCGAGACGGCGCTAGGGCTTTTTGATGTTGTAAATATCTATGGAGTGAATGATAAAGAGTTTTATGCGGGTCCAGATTTCGCTGGGTATGTTTACGCCCAAGACCCAAGCGATTGGACTTTTGCTGATGAGTATGGCTATTTCTGGAGGCATATTCCAGCAGAAAGTGCATTGCAAGCATATTCTTTTCCGCCGCCATTGAGCTTCACTTATCCCGTGGATGACAATACGGGGCGATTTCCTGGAGGGCGCAGCGATGGCTCAATGACAACTTTCTGGGAAAGCAAACGCGCCTTTCGTTATCAGCCAGGACGGGTTACTGCCTTTACTTTTGGCGTGAGGATGTCCACTGGCAGTGACTACGAAGGAGAAGTTGTGAAATGGGGCTGCAGAAATGCTGTAGGAGATGGGTATTATTTTCAGTTAGATAAAGGCGGCGACCTGTTTGTAGTGCGCACTTCTCCTGATTTGGGCACAGCAAAAATCGGACGTGACGATTGGAATGGTGATCCCATTCAGCCCAATGTAGGTAGCACTGGCTGGAACTTGGACTTGTCTCGCGTGACAATGTTCAAGATTGAATTTAGTTGGTACGGCGCTGTTGGCGCTCGCTTCTTGGCTTATGTGCCGATTAATCATGATGAAGCACGATGGGTGACATTGCATTATTTTTTCGCAGAAAACCAGTTCTTTTTTCCCAGTCTTCGCAATCCCTTCTTAAAGCTCTTCGTAGAGGCTCGTACCACTGCGGGGGCAACGTCTCCTGCATTCATCAATTTATACGGCAGCAGTGTTTACATTGATGGTGGAGATAAGGGCACTGTTACAACTGGCGCTGTAGGTCTTGATGCGCCTAAGCCGATCAATGACACTCCCAGGGCGATTCTTGGCCTGCAAGTTAAAAGCAGCATTAATGGGGTGGAAAACAAGAAATCCATATTTCCAAACAACTTATCAGTGTATGCCACCATTGACACGCGGTTTGATTTGGTTTTTCAAGGCAATGGAGTTTGCGCGGGAGAAAGTTATTTCTATGGAAACGGCACAAGTATCACTGCAAATCCCGCTTCAGGCATAACTGTAATTCGCACTGGAGGAAATACACTTACCACTCCATCGGGACAATTTTTCCCTGATGTGAGGAATGAATTAGGGGGAGCCTTTGATTACAGAAGTGGCCGCCGAGTGAAGGTGGTTGGGCCAGGAATTATTGCCACTCATGTGGCGGCTCTTTCTGATGACCTAACTCGTCTCACTACTGACGTTTTTCTCCCTGAAGGCATCACGAGTATTACGCTGGGGCGGATGAATAACTATGCCGTTAGTAGCGGATTTATTGCCAGTGGCGTCACTCAAGGCACAATTTTTAGAGAATTTGTGAGTGGTTATGCTCGCATTGGCTTGCTGCCTAATGCTTCAGGACTTTCTTACAATCCATCGTCCAGTTCTGTGTTATGGGTGGCATCAAATTTTCCCACTTTTCTTTTTAATCGTTTTGGGCAACTTGTTGGAGAAGCTCGTTATCCAAGCGATTATGCTTGCAATCAAGCGACAGACTTTAGCATTACATTTCCCACGAGTGGCACTACAACAATTAGCGCAGCGGGGCAGTCAATTACTATTTCTGGCACTAATCCATGGCCCATCCGTCTAGTGGTAGAGGCTCATGCCGATGCAGTGGTTTCGGACGTGGTGCTAGCTCAGCAACCATTGGCAGTGCGTCTATATCCTGGCAGCGGCTCCAGCCAGGCGCAAACATCGTGGCCACTAAGTAGTGGCATCACTCAAAACGCCACTGCAGCAGGCGGCACTGATTATGTTGCCAATCATTTTGTAGATAGCCTTGCCGATCCATTGAGTGCCGCATTGGTAGATAAACAAGGCTTGCGCGTTCTAAGGGGAGGTCAGCGCGTAGCCACTTATTTTATTGCTAGTGGCGAAAGCCGTCAGTTTGATCTCAGCTCACTATTTGGTCCTGATAAGATGTTTATAACAGGCAGCCCAGGAAGCATTGAAAGCACGGGAGCACTTTTTGTTGTTGCCACTGCTCGCACTGCATCAGGAGAAGCCAGCGCAAGCATTAACTGGGAGGAGCAATAATGGCTTTCGTTGGACTCGTTGCAAATCAAAATCTTGCTGATGTAAGTAGCGCAGAAATTGCCTGGGACAACTTAGGGGCAGGCATTAGCTACACATTTAACAATGTAACGACTAGCGGAGTTGTCGTTAAAGGGGCAGATATTCTGGCGATTACGGGCATTAATAGAGTTAGCGCAAGGGACTTATTGCTTCTTAAGGGGTTGACGAGTAATGCCCAGGTACGGCTTAATACCATTAGTCAACAAGTGGCTTCTGGCATTGCCCTGCAAAGCAATGCACTACTACGGGACTCTCCATCGTCCGTTGGAGACTATTCGCTGGATGGTAATTTATCTGCGCAAAGCATTCGCATTAACGGAGTGCCAGTGCAGTCTTTAGCCACTTCACCCTTTTCTGGCGCCACTGCTATCGCTTCTGTTTTGTTGGATAATGTTATAATTTCAAGCAATTTTACTGTTCAAAATACTACTAGTCTTGGTACAATTTCGTCGCCAGAGGTAGCTATTCCAGTTGCGGATGGTGGCTACATTTATTACCTAAGAGCAGGGCAATCATGACACAGCAGTTTGGTTTTCGTGCCTCTAGGAGCCTCGCAGAGGTTGAGAATAGAGACGCATGCTGGGACAATTTAGGAATTGATAGACGCGACTTGGCATTGCTGGTTGGGACAAGCGCTGCTGGCGTGACGGAAGGAGATTATTTCAATTGCAAAAATTTGACCACTTTTTTAGAGCCACAAATTAGTGGGCTAACAGTAAGCGCTGGATCTGGCCTGGTGGCCATGCTTGGCAAGATTAGCAAAAATGGAGATACTGGCATTGGCACACTGTCTGGCTC